GGATTCGTTCCGTTCGAATCCGGTCGCGCTGTTCAACCACAACCCGGACGAGGTGGTGGGCAACTGGCGCAACGTTCGTGTCGAAGGTGAGCAGTTAATCGGTGATTTCGAGCCGGCGCCACCGGGCACGACGCAGGTTGCGGACGATGTGCGCCGGCTGATTGATGCCAACCTCCTGCGCGCCACCAGCGTCGGGTTTCTGCCGCGCGAGAGCGAGCCGCGAGACCCCAAGCAGCCGGGACTGGGCCGACGCTACATCCGGCAGGAGCTGCTCGAAACATCGATCGTATCGGTGCCGGCCAACCCGGCCGCACTGCAACTGGCGCGATCCATCGGCGTCAGCGACGACACCATAACCCTTGCCTTCGGCGCGTCTGCCGGAACCGGGCGAGGGACGGTGACAACCGGCACGTCTGCCGCACCGCAGCCCCAATCGAGGGCAATCACCATGCATGAGCAACCGACGATCAGTCAGCAAATTGAGGACCGGCAGAGCCGGCTAAACGCGGCACGCGACAAACTATTTGAGATCAGCCGCGATCCCGAGCACGACCCCGACACGGCCGATGGGCTTAACGCGGAGATTGCCGAACAGGAGCGGCGGCTGACATCGCTGCGTGCCACCGAGCAGTCCTTGGCGTTGCGCGCGGCTCGGCAAGAGATTCTGCCGCCGGTCACGGCGCCGCACATCAACCGCCGGCCGCTCGGGCTACCGGGAAAGGAGAGGACACCCGGCGATTTGTTTGCCAACCGTTGCGTGGCAGAGTTCATCTCTGTGGCAAACCGGATGCCAATCGAAAAGGTGCTGGCCGAGCGTTACCCCGACGACGAGCAAACGGCCATGGTCACCCGCGCGGCAATCGCCGGGGCGACAACGACAACGGCTGGATGGGCGCTTGAGTTGGTGCAGCTCGGGCAAGCCGAGTTCGTGAACAGCCTGATGCCGAACCAAGTGTTCCCCAAGCTGGCCGCGATGGGCGTGTCGCTGTCATTCGGGCCGAATGCTGGAGCGATTAAAATCCCGTCGCGCGCCACCACGCCGAGCATCGGCGGCAGCTTCGTGGCGGAAGGCGCGCCAATCCCGGTGCGCCGTCTCGGCACCACGAGCATCACGCTTTATCCGCACAAGGTCGGCGGCATTAGCGTGATGAGCCGGGAGATCGCAGCCTACAGCAACCCCGATATCGAGGCGCTGATCCGCAGCGCAATTGTTGACGACACCCAGATCAACATCGATGCGCTGTTGCTCGATAATGTGGCTGTCAGCACGACCCGGCCGGCGGGGTTGACCAACGGTGTCAGCACGCTGACCGCGACTGCGGGCGGCGGCTATGCGGCCTTCCTGGGCGACATGCAGAAATTGACGGCGCCGTTTTATGCCGCCAATGCGGGTCGCAACCTGGCGTTTCTGATGAACCCGGCGCAACGCAACCAATTGCTCTATGCACCGGGGCCGGCGGGTGCGCCCTTCGGGTGGGCGACGCAGTTCACCGACATGTTCACCGTTATCTCCAGCACCAGCGTCGCTGCGGGAGCGGTTTACATGATCGACGCGGCGGATTTCGTCAGCGTGTCGGGCGCACCCGAGTTCGAGGTGAGCGAAACGGCAACGATCCACATGGAGGACACGACGCCACTGCAAATCGCGAGCGGCGCTCAGGGCAGTGGCGTGCTGGCGACACCGACCCAGAGCATGTTCCAGACGGCACAGATCGCCATTCGCATGCTGGCAAACGTCAATTGGGCCATGCGCCGAAGCGGAATGGTGCAATTCATCGGTTCGGGCGTTTCTTGGGCGTAAGCGCATTGCGGTAACGGCGGGGCTTCGGCCCCGCCTTTTTTATGGATGAATGACGATGGAAAGCAGACCGCCGGAACGCACGGTGCCGCGGCAGCCGCGCGAGGAGCCGCCGGCCGACCCGCCGGGCGTGCCGCAACCAACGCAGGCACGGGCGGATTACCTGAAGGAGAAGGTGCATACCGGCGATCCCGGCCCGATTGCGCCGCCGCGCAATGTTGACGTGCCGATGGTGTCGGGGCCGAGCGGGCTGAGCGGCGCCGTTGGCGAGGTGCTCACCTGTACGATGGGCAATTGGGACGGTGAGCCGACGAGCTACGCTTATGCGTGGGCCAGCGACGGCACGCCGAACGCGGTAACGGGCTCGACCTACACCGTACTGGCCGCAGACGCCGGCCACTCGATCACTTGCATCGTCACCGCAACCAACGACGCCGGCAGTACAACGGCGCCGCCGTCGAATGCGGTGGCAATCCCCGCCGCACAAACCGCATCCGAAACACGGAGGACATAATGGAAAGCACACCGCGCCGTACTACGACGCCCGCACCCGCAGCGCCCGCCACCGAGGCCGAGCGCCGGGATCAGGACCGGGCCTTTAAGGAAGCCACCGACAAGGAGATCGCCGAGCGGCTGTCGAGCCCGCCGGAAACTCCGACGCCAACACAGGAAGAAGCCGATGCTGCCAAAAGCGGCACGCTCGGGGAGCAGCGCGACGTAAAGCCGGCCGCATCGGGCGCGGGGTACACGACCCGCTGATGGCGAACTGGCTGACGCGCGCCTTCGGCTGGGGCGCGCCGGAAGGCGCGGTGCGTCCCGGCCCGTACATGCTCAGCAACGGTTGGCTGCCGGCGGGCAGCCCGTGGAACTACTGGCAGACCGGCGCCAATGTGCAGCCTTACGGCTCGCGCTCGGCGATGCTGGAAGCCTGCATTTCGGCGTACGCGCAGACCGTGCCGATGTGCTCGGGCGATCACTGGCGACGGCTCGACAACGGCGGCCGGGAGCGGGTGACGAACAGCGCGCTGTCGCGGATTATGAGGCACCCGAACGACTACCAGAGCATCAGCGACTTCCTGCTTAATTTAACCCGGCGATTGTACGAGCACGGCAATGCGTATGCGTATGCAGTGCGGAACGCGCGGTTTGAGATCGCCGAGCTGCACCTGATGCGAACGGGCTCGGCGGGCGTCGCCGAGGACGGCAGCATTTTTTACAGCCTGTCGGGTAATGAGATCATCGAGCGGCGGATCGACCTTTCGGGGAACGTGCCGGCGCGCGACGTGCTGCATTGCCGGCTCCACACACCGCGGCACCCGCTGAAGGGCGAGAGTCCGATATTGGCGGCAGCGCTTGACCTGGCGATCAACAACGTCGCGTTGCAGCAGCAGATTGCATTCTACGTCAATCAATCGCGGCCGTCGTTCATCATGTCGACCGACCTGTCGCTGAGTAAAGAGGAGCTTGAACGGCTCGACGCGCGCTGGCAGGAGAGATCATCCGGCATGAATGCCGGTAAGACGATGTTTACCTCGCACGGCTTGAAGGCGACGCCGATTCAGACCAGCGCCGTTGATGCGCAACTGGTCGAGACGCTGAAGATGAGCGACCAGGCGATCGCGCTGGCGCTGCGCATACCGCTGCAAATTCTCGGGATCGGCACCTCGACCTTCGCCAGCACCGAGTTGCTGATGCAGTCGTGGATCGCGACCGGGCTCGGCTTCACGATCAACCATATCGAGGAAGCGTTCGGGCTGCTGTTCGGCCTGCGCGGCGTGCCCGACGAATACCTCGAACTCGACACCCGCGCTCTGTTGCGCTCGGCCTATCGCGAGCGCATCGAGGGGCTGGCGCGCGGCGTTATCAGCGGCATCTATTCGCCCGACGAGGCGCGTGCGCAGGAGGATCTGCCGGCGGTGCCGGGAGGCTACGGGGCGATGCCCAGAGTCCAGCAACAAGTCGTCGAATTGGACTGGCACGATAAGAACCCAGCCCCACAACCGACACCGGCGCCCGCCGAGGCGCCGCCACCGGATACACCGAACCCGGAAGATGACACTGCCAGCAAACTCGCTGCGTTCCGCGCTGCGTATGACACAAGCCGCCGTGTTGCCGCCTGACCCGCTGGCGGCCGAGCTGGGCTCGGTCGTCGGGGCACTGGAGCGGGAACTTCGGCTACAGATGCAGGCGATGCTGGCGGAGGCGCGCGAGGAAATCGCCACATTGCGGGCGTGGCGCGCCGAAGCGGCGTTGCAGCTTGCCACGCTGGTGGGGCCGCCAGGGCCGCCAGGGCCGCCAGGAGATAGGGGAGAGCCGGGCGAGGGCATCATAGGCCCGGCCGGCGAACAGGGCATTGCGGGGCCGGCGGGTGAGCGCGGGGCCGATGGGCGCACGCCGACATTCATGGGCGCGTGGAAGCCCGCCAGCACCTATGAAGCGCTCGACGTGGTGATGTGCAACGGGAGCAGCTTTATCGCGCTGCACGACGCCCCTGGCGCCTGCCCTGGCGATGATTGGCAGATCCTGGCCCGCAGCGGCAAAGCCGGCCCGGCGGGCCCAGCCGGCCCGATGGGGGAGCGAGGCTGGCCGGGACCGCCGGCACCGTCGCCGAGCGCGCTCGACGTTGACGGCGAGGGGCTGTTGACGCTGCGGCTCGGCGATGGCTCGACGCTGGCATGCGACCTGTACCCGGTGCTTGCGAAGCTCGTGCGATGAGGCACGGCTATCGCATCACGCGCGTCGTGACGCCGGCCGCTAGCATGGCGCTTGTCAGCCTGGATGCGGCGAAGGCGGCGCTCGGCATCGATAGCGCGGACACCAGCCAGGACGCAGCGCTGACGGCGCAGATCGAGTCCGTCTCGATGGCGATCTGCAACTGGTGCGACAGAATTTTCGTCGTGCAGACGTACCGCGACCAGCTCCGCGGCGCTTACGGTGCCTATGGCGAGCCGCTGGTGACGCGGCAATACCCGATTGTTCTGAGTGTCACAGGCGTGCCGCAGGTCATCATTGCCGAGGATGGCATCGCCGTCGACGCGGCGATGCTCGAGGTGTTCCCCGAGCAGGGCGCGGTGTACCGGCTCGATGCGAGCCTGGTGCCGATGGCGTGGGGCTCGGCGCTGATCGTGGTGGACTACACCGCCGGGTTCGAGACGATCCCGGCACCCGTGCAGGGCGCCTGCCTCGAATGGCTGACGGCGCGGCACAACGCCATCGGGCACGACCCTGCGCTGCGCTCGGAAACCATCCCCGACGTGATTACGCAGGTCTACTCCGGGAGCGACAGCACCTCGTCGGCGACGGCGATGCCGGCGGGCGCCCGCGATCTGCTCGGGCCTTACAAGATCTGGACGGTATGAAAGCAGCCACCGAGATTGCCTCGCTCGACCGGGCGCTCGCCACCTACGGGCAGACGGTGGAGCTGCAACACACCGCGGTTGACGCGGCGGGTGATGTGAGCGTTGCCGACAGCGTGACGTGCCCGGCGAAAGTCAGGCAATACGGCCCGCAGGATCTGGAGGCCGGCGGCGTCGTCGAGATACAGGTGATCCTCAGCCCGACCGGGCTCGGCGCGTTCGGGTTGCCGAGCCGCGACGACCGCATCGTAATCGCCGGCAATCCGTCGAATATCGTGCAAGTGGCGCCGCTCTATCACGGCGGCGCGCTGGTGCGGGTAAACCTGCTCTGCCGTGGCTGACACGCGCGAGGTGCTGCTCGCCCGGCTGGTGACGGTGTGCGGCGCGGTTGAAGGCGTGCGGGCGGTTGCTCGCAACACGCTGGACGTGGCGGCGCTGGCCCGACCGGCGATCATCGTGCAGGACGGCATCGAGCAGATGCGCGATCTCGCGCAGGGTGCTCGCTACAGCGAGGTTGCCCGGATGGAATTGTCGCCGGGGCTCACCGTGATTGTGCGGGGCGGCAACGGCGTCGATCCCGGCGGGCTCTTGTCGCTGTATCGGGCGCGGGTACTGACTGCGGTGCTGACCGACGCCGAGCTGATTGCCGCGACCGGGCGCAATGGCGGCATCCGCTACGAGGGCTGCCTGGTGCCGTCGCCTGACCCGGAGGGCAAGGAACACCGGCTCGATCTGACGCTGGTGTTCGCCTACACCTTCAAACTGGACGACCTGTCATAGCCGGCACCGGCATCGACTGGCGCATCGAGGAACTGGACAACCGGGTGCTGGCGAAACTCGACCAGTTCCCCGATGCAATCCAGGCGCGGGTGCGCGACGCCATCACGCGATTGACTAACCAGCTTTTACACCAAGTCGAGGCCGGCGAGCCGAGCCTCCTGCGCCCGCATACCCACGCTTACGTCGATCAGGGCATCGGCAAACGTGGCGGCGCTTGGGTGCGCGGCCGGGTGCGGGTGCTGCGCGACGAGGTGTCGGGCGTCAACTACGGCAAGATTGCGGGCGCGCTCGAATATGGCGGGCCGGGCAAGAAGCGCCGCGGCATGGTGAAGGTCGGCGCCTATCGCCGGCACGCCGGCCAGGTGCGGGCTTACGAGCGACGGCAACCGCGGATACAGGCGCGGCGGTTTCTGCGCGGGCCGGCACAGGCGATGCGCCCGCGCGTGCTCGCCGCGCTGCGCGCCGCCATCGGCGAGGCGTGGCAAGGCGACAAACCAACGACGTAAAGGAGCGATCCAATGGCAGCCGGCACGTTCAATATCTACGCAAAATCCGAGATCATCGGCAAAGTAAAGTTCGTCGGCGGCAACGACATCGGGCCGCAGATCACGATGGAACTGACTAAGGTCATGTTCCGCCCGGCGGCTGCCGTGGGGCTCATTCAAGACGAGTGGGGCCAGCTTCAGCTAACCGGCGAGGTACTGGTGGACGAGACCGGCGCGTTCGGCACGCTGACCCATCCCGATACCGCGGCGGTGAGCCCGCTGGTCGATATGTACTACATCGGCAAGGGTATCGTTAGCATCCAGCTTGAAGGCGACATCGCCTACCGCGATATCGGCAATGTGCCGACGTTCGAGTTCACGCCCGACATCACGACGCTGCCGCATTTTTCGTCGCGCTTTGGTGTGCGGGCGAAGGATTTGGAGGTCGTGACCGAGAAGAACGCATCCCTCAATATCGTCATGGACGAGTTTACTTACGACAACCTGATGCTGACCCTGATGGGCGAGCCTACGGTGATTGCGGCTGCCTGATGGTTTCGCTGGTCGATATCGTTCCACAGACCCGCACGGTGGCGCTGTCCATAGGCGAAGTGGAGTTGCGCGGGCTGGGGCTGCGGCACATCGCCGACCTCCTGGTGCGCTTTCCCGAGCTTCGCAAGCTGTGGGCCGGCGGCGCACCAGCGCTCGACGTGGATACGCTGATCGAGGCGGCGCCGGATGCCGTGGGCGCCATCATCGCGATTGCCGCCAGCCAGCCGGAAGCGGCCGAGACAATCGGCGACGCGCTGTCGCTGGACGATGCCGCCGAGTGCCTGATCGCCATACGCGAGCTGACGATGCCGGGAGGTGTGGACCCTTTCGTCGAAAAGCTAAGTCGCCTCCTCGGCGCCGACGATCTCCCATCTGGCAAGGCAGCGGCTACGAGTACGCCGCCGCCGCCGAGCAACTCATCGCATTCGGCCACAGTGTCGGCGACGTGATGGATTACACGCCGAAGCAGGTCGGCGCCTTCCTGACGATTGCCGGGCACCGCAGGCGGCGCGAGCTTGCCGAGCAACTCCACATCGCGACGCTGGGCGCGCAGGGCGAAGGCAAGGCGATCAAAGAGACATTGAAAGAGCTTGGCGACGATGCCTGACAACCTGACGATCTCGATATCGGCCGACAGCACCAAGGCGCGCGCCGACATCGAGCTATTGAAGGCGCAACTGCGCGCCGCGCAAAAGGAAGCCCGAGACTTCGCCAAGGCGGGCGCGGAGGCGGGCGACAAATTCCCATCAGCGCAACTGACGGCGGCAACGGCCCGCGTTGGGGCGCTGGATGCGCAACTAAAGGCGCTGAACAACACGACCGCTAAGACCAGCGGCGTCATCGACGTGCTGGCGACCAAGAGCATGCGGCGGCTGCTGACGCAGTTCGATAATGTCGGCAAGAGCGCGCAGAACATCGCGATGGTCATGGGCGGCGTTACCGGCAGCTTTGCCGGCGGCTTCCTGGCGGCATCCGTATTCAAAGCCATGAGCACGCTCATCGAGCAGCTCGATGCCGTGGCCGAACGCATCAAGAAAATCGGCGACGAGGCAGCAAAGACCGGGCAAAAGCCGGTTGCCGTGCAGGCCGGCCAGGAAATTGCGGCAGGCAAAGGCTTGGCGCCCGACGCTGCCAGTAGGTTTATGACCGGCGTGGCGGATGCGGCGGCGGCGGCGCAAACGGCCGGCAAAGAGTTGACTGGCGGCATCAACGTCATGCGCGGCAGCATGAACGCTGCCGGCGACGCGGCAGAGAAAATGGGCTCTCAGATCAAGGGGGGCGTTAGTGTCCTGCGCGGCGGGAGCCCGCTGACGATGGATATGTCAAAAGCCTATGAGATGCTCGGCGTCAGCATGAAAAACGTCACGGGCGCCGGCGACACAATGCTCAAGAAACAACTTGAGGTCGCCAAGGCCTTTCTGGCGCAGCAAAACAGTTTCAACCCAGTTCAGCTAAACGAACTGGCGAAAGCGCTCAAATTTGAAAGCTCTACCGAAGCGCTCAAGCTGCTGCCCGCGCTTATTACCGACATCCAGAAAAAGATTGATGAGCTGAACGCTTCCGCGCGCGGTGTGTCCCCTGACAGGATTGCGAAACAGGATGAGTTGAACGCAGCGAAAGACAGGGTTAACAAATGGTTTGATGAACTCAAGGCGTCTGGCGAGGATTGGCGAACTCAGACAGCGATTACGTGGAACAACGCGCTGGCCGATTTTCTGACAATAACGCTGCCAGCATGGGGAGATGGCTTCAAGCAATTCTGGCCGCAACTGCTGGCGGATCTGCAATCATCCTGGGACACTTTTAATACGAACCTAAAAGACAATTTCGGGGCAACCGTCCAGGAGATGTTCAAGGGGATGATGGACTGGTTTGGCTCGGCGATTGATTGGATGATCCAGAAAGCCAACCAGTTAGGCGACGCAGTTAGTGCCGGCATCAAGAGTGTAACCGGCGGCGCGGCAGCCGGCGACCCGAGCATCCCGGCGATGCGGCGCGCATCGGGCGGCATGATCCGCGGGCCTGGCAGCGGCACCAGCGACAGCATCTTGGCGCGGCTCTCGAACGGCGAGTTCGTCATGCGCGCTGCCGCCGTCAGCAAGTGGGGTCCGCGCTTTATGGCGGCGCTCAACAGCATGCAGAACCCGTTCGGCTATGCCGGCGGCGGGCTGGTGCGGCCACGCTTCGCGGCGGGCGGCATGGTAACGGCGCGCACCGCGGATGGCGTCACGGTAAACCTGTCGTTCCCCGGCGGCACCTTCGCGCTGCGCGGCGACGCGGCCATCGTCGGCGGGCTGACGCGCGAGGCCCGGCGTGCCGGCATGCTGTCGGCCGGGCGGTTGGCGGCGGCCATCAACTAATGGCAGACGGCACCGTTCTGGAGATCAGCGGGCCGGGCATCGCCAGCTACACGGCGCGTGGAGCCACGCAGACGCTCGACCCGATCGATGCGTCGTCGGTCATGGCGCGCACCGTCAACGGCGCGCTGATCGATCTGTCGCCCGCCCAGATGCGCAAGTACAAAAGCACGATCAGTTGCAACGACACCGAGACGCCCGCGCTCGACGGGGTGTGGCCGGGCGTGGTGCTGACGGTGGATTGCATCGCCGAACTCGGCTACCTGACGGCCGGCGGCGCGCCGGGCAGAGACGTCGTGACCGGCTCGGAGCGCATCAGCGGCGCGTGGTCGTACTATCGGCCGCAGCTATCGATGCGGGTCATCCAATACAGCGTCAGCCGCGACGAGTATGGCGCGACGACCGAATGGTCGCTCGACCTAGAGGAAGTCTGAAGCATCGTGCCCGGCCCGCATTATTTCGCATACTGCGACGAAGGTGAACCGTTCGACCCGCTGGTGCACAACCGCGAGGACGAGGCGATAACCTCGCTGAGCATCAGCCAATCGGAAGGCGACTTCGCCGGGCTGAACATAACGGTCGTGAACCCGTGGTCGGGGCTGCTGGCGGCGGGTCGGCAACAATGGTGCTGGCTGTCGTGGGACAATGGCACCGCCATCGTGCCGCTGTTTTACGGGCGCATTGCCGCCGTGCCCGAGAGTGTCGACGGCGAGACGGTGCGCCTGCTGTTCGCCGCCAGGCCGCTCGGTTTCGATGCGCTGAAGGCCGGCTATGCCGAGACGCTGAAGGTGCTGCCGTACTATGACCCAGTGTGGATCTCGGGCGACCTCACCGACCCTGACGCGGTGCTGACCGGCTATGGCACGCGCTGGCACATCGACCGCACGACGCTGGAGCTATCGCACAGCGACGAGCTTACCGGCGAGGACGGCACGCTGACCATCGGCGAGGCGGATCACGTCTACGACGACTTCAGTGTGTCCTACGGCGAGCCGCCGCTTGACCGGGTGAACATCGAGGGCACGCTGGCGTGGACGCAGGGCGGCATCGGCAATATCGATCTGACCTGGCGTATTCAATCGATCTTCGACCAGCATAAGAGCATTTATGCCCGCGGCATTCATGGCGTCGTCGGTCGCCCGCAATCGGGCGTGATCTCGTCGCTGACCGGCAATGGGCTGATGACCGACTGGCCGAAGCCGCTGGCGGAAGTCAGCGGCGGATGGAAGGTTGGGGCAAACACCTACATCGAGGAAGCGCCCAAGAGCTTCCGGCGATACGACTATCACGTCGAGTATCGGCAACTGGTCCCGCCGGAAGAACCCGCGTCTACCGGCGACCCGCTGCTCGATGCCAACAACGCTTTCATGCAGCGCTACGGCACCGCCTATCATTACTTCGACGCATACACCGACTATCAGGTGAACTTCCCGATCGCTGCGCTAAAGCAGCGGACTTATTTCGATTGGGCGGCGGATCGGCCGCGCACCGAGATCGTGCGCTGCACGCTGGCGGCGGATATCCAGCCGCTGCTCGCCGAACCCGAGCTTGAGGCGAACGCCGCGACAATCTCGGTGAACGCGCAGGACACCGTGACCGAGCCTGACGGCAGCAACGTCACGCCGATCGGCGACGTGCGCCGAGCAAGCTATCTCAACACCGACCGCGGCACCTTGAGCATGCAGTATCTCTTGCTGCTCGGGCGCACGGAGCTGCGGCGCCGGGCGCGAGCGGTAGAGGTGTCGTGCCGGGTGCCGTGGGCGCTCGGCATCGCCGCGACGCTGCGGCACAACGCGCACGTCGTCGACTACCGTCTGCCAGGCGGCGAGTGCTTCGGCAAGATCACGTCATATTCTTTCGAGGCCTCCGGCGAGGGCGACTTTGGCGTCAGCCTGACCATCGGCTGCGCCATCGGGCACGGCGGGACGGTATCGGCTGCGGCGGGCACGCTGACCTATGTGGACGCCGGCTACGTCGATGCCGGCTACCAGCAGGCGACGGGCGCCGAGATAACGCTGCCGACCGGCGACCTCGTCTATCAGACGTTGGACGACTTCCCGATCCAAGACGACGGTACCAACCTTCTCGCGATGGACGAG